GTAGGAACGGTTATCGGTTTGTGGGCGGACGGGAGTCTTAAGAGCCGTCCTACGGTTCTCTGGAGGCTCGAGGTGGCGTGACACAAACACGCCTTGCCAATCGTAGTACGGGTGTAGTATGAAACCGACCATGACAACCCGGACCCTATACCGACTCGAGACGCGGACGCGGAATAGCCGAGTGCGCGGCGAGTGGCGTGCGGTTCCAAACGGTGGACCCTACGAGACGCATGCGGAGGCATACGCCGCGAAGAGCGCGGCGGAGGCTCGCGACTCGCGTCCGAATGTCATCTACCGACTAACCGGACTGACAGTCCTCGCGTGAAAGGAGACCGACGCATGTTTCAGTTTGGAATCAAGGCTGCACTCGAAAGCTACGGAACGTGGCGCATCTACCTCCGCCACTGCGGACGGACGGCGTTTGACCTGTACCCCGGGCACACGTTCAGCCGCTACTACATCGCCAAGGTGAAAGCGCGAGTCGCAGCATGACACTCGCCACTGGCATCGTGCTCGCCGAGCTCACGCAACCGGCATTGCTGCTGCTTGGTATCCCGTTCGCGATTCTCGGCGGACTCATCCTGCTGACCGCATGGGAAGCACTATGATGCTCTTCAACTTTGGTATTGCTCGCGTCCACCGTGCCGCGCGCAATTCCTTGTGGGCAGTCTTCTTTCACTGCGGTTGCGACACCTATGTCCAGCGGAACGGTACCAGCTACCGCGATACGCTCAAGTATCACCTAGCGCATAACCCGAGAGAGAAAGGAGACCCGCATGGACCCGAATGCAAACCTGAGTGAGCAGAGACGGCTAGCGGCACAGTTCCTAGCCATCATGGACGACTACGACGAAGCAACCGGAGAACCGACTCGCGCTATCAGGGAGGCGGACGTATTCCGACTCGCCGAGCTCGTAGAAGCATTAGACGAGTGGATCGCTCGAGGCGGATTCCTCCCTACCGCGTGGCAAGCCGGACGCTAGCCTGAGACCCGAGAGAAAGGAGACTGAGACAATGGCAAAAGCAGACATGCAAGAAGCAATCGATGCACTAGCGGACGAGCTAGACGCAGCAGTGAACACTGCCGTTCGAACCGTGTTACGACACCGTGTGAGCGAAAAGACCATGCGAGCTGTAGCGACTGCCGCCCGCGATACCGCCGTCGATACCTTCCACGAATACGAAGGGTAGGAGAGTCACATGGCATTCATGGAACCGGAAATCTATCGAGGCGAGGCATACGTTGTGGACGGTCCGAATGGGACGGACTACGTGCCACTAGACGCATGTGGCGACCTAGGTCCGGGCGTACCTATCCCGTGCCACTCGTTCGAATGGGACGACACGGCAACCGGAGGCTCGCAAGGCGTAGGGTTCCGCTATGACACTCCGTCGGAGGCGGAAGAGCTCGCCTTGCGCGAGCTCGCCTCGAGACTGGCGGACTATATCGAGAACCGACCGGAAACCGTTTGGAGTATCGAACGGCGGACGGGGTTTCTCGCTCGCATGTCCGCCCCGGGTTACATGGACGCTACGGAGTGGAACCTATTCGATAGCGAGGCGGAGGCGGAAGAGTATGTGCGAGAGAACTACCAGGACGACGACGAGGAAGAGGAAGAGGACTAACGACCCGAGAGAGAGAAAGGAGCGAACCATGAACGAAGAGAAAGCAGTCGGTATCTGTCCCGCGTGCGGCGAGGCGGTATTCAATAGCCGAGAGACCGATGGACCCGTATGGACATGTCCGGCGGACCTATCGCCGAAGAACCCATACTGGGAACCGGCGCTAGTCGAAAAGACGGAAGAGCAACGGGAGGCAGAAGGGTTCTTTGGGAACTGCTGCGAAGATACCGGAGACAATGGCGGACAGTGTTACGAGCGTATGCCGCTACACGCCGCCTGCTACGACAAGGGGAATTACTAGCCATGGCAACCGAGCAACCAAAGTGGAAACGTATCGCGAATCTCGGAGACGTAAACCCCGTAGACTACGGAGGTTACTTTATCGAGGTGGACGAGACCGGAGTCTATGAGGCGGAGGCAATGTGGCTAGTGGCACCGGAGACCGATAGCGGCAAGTGGATTGCGTATCGGTTCATACTCGAGCGCTGCAAGGTAACGGACGGAGTCCTAAGCGATAACCCATACCATCCGACCTATCCGGTATGGTTCGCGAAAGAGCTCGAGGCGGTAGCAACGTCCATGGGTACGACAGCGGACAAGCTCCGCGCGGATTTCTGTAGCGCGGACCCGATAACCCGTGCTCGAGCCTATCAGGATATCGGCGAGTATTTTGGATGGGAAAATTTCGACCACTATCCGCGCGAGCTCGATAGGGCGGAGGCGGAAGAGCTCGCCGAGAGACGGTAGCGTGCCGCGCTAGTGCGGACTGATTCGCGGCAGTCCGTACCGTGGGCAGCATGCCCGAAAGGAGACCCGAGAGAATGAGCAAGAAGCATTTTGAGTGGGCAGCGCTATTCGTGCGCGCGACTCGCGCATCGCAGCGCGCGGAACTGACGGAGGCGTTTGTCGCATTGTTCCGGAAATTCGGGCCGCGATTCGACGAACGCAGGTTCCGGGAGGCGTGCAAGGCATGACCGCATATTTCAACCGGTTCTCCGTCCGTATGACTCGGAGTGAGGCGGAGTCTGCCTCGCATTCCGGAGACTGTACAGCGGACGTGGAAGAGCTCGCCTCCGTGCCACGCATAGCGAGGCAGCTAGACGCAATCGGTCCGGAGCCTATCCGCCTCGAGCTGAAAGAGTACGGAGCATGGGACGCGGATGAGCTCGCCGACGAGTCAGATAACCGACTGCGTATCGTTTGGATAGCTGCAGGGAATATCACGGAAGAGATTCGCGAGAGAGAAAGGAGCAAAAGACATGAGTAAATATACGGACGCCGTAGAGTCCGGTTTGCGCGGACTCGAGGCAGTGTCAACTGGACTATGTCCCGGTTGCGACGACTGCGCGGACGCTTTCGGCTACGAATCCACTGAGGCGTTTACAGCGGACTATGAGACCGGACAAGTCTACGACGAGGGACATTTTAGCTGGAACGGTTGCGGGATATGCGGCTCTAGTCTCGACGGGACTCTCGAGCATTGGCACGCGATCGATAAGGAGACCAAACGCATAGTCCATTTTGACGATGCATGCATGGATTGTGTCCTCTATATCGCCAATGGAGACGAGCCGGACGAAAGAGACGCGACCAGCGTCTAGCGGGGTTCCGCCGTTCGCGGCACGGCGGATTCCTGGTAGGCACTACGCTACCACAATAAAAACCCGAGAGAGAGAAAGGACGGACAATGTCAGAAGGCTATAACGGTTGGAGCAATTACGAAACGTGGAACGTGGCCTTATGGATTGGCAACGACGAGGGTCTGTACCATATTGCGCGCGAGTCGCGCGATTATGAGTCTTTCGCCGATACCATGCGCGAACTAGGTTCGCTTGAGACTCCGGACGGAGTCGCGTGGAACGACTCCGGACTCGATACGGACGAGCTCGATAGCTGTATCCGGGAACTACGCGGCGAGTCAGACGACGACGACGACGACGACGAGGCGAAGGAAGGCTAATGCGTACGCTATTCGTGCTCTTGCTCGCTGTTAGCCCCGCGTGGGCACTAGATTTTGAGTGGCCGTCGATTGGTTCCACAATCGAATCGCGGCAGCGAGACATCGAGACGCAGCAAGACCGGCAACGCTGGGAACTGAACGAACAGCAGGAGCGATTGCAGCAGCAGCAACGGCAATTGAATGACCAGGAAGACGAGCTCCGCCGTCTCGAGAGAGAACGAGAAAACTAGTGCTGACACTACTGCTCATATCCGCCGTCGCACTGGTATTTGTCTATCCGCTGCTAGCGACGCTATTCCGAGAGATTTTCCTCCCGGACCCCACAAACAAGCGGCGCGAACCCACTACCTCATGGTCGTGGAAACCTCGAGACTTGCTCCGCCCGGAACAATGGACGAGCGACCCGGCTAGCGGACGCTGGAAACGGTCCCTCATTATCTCTGTCACCTTGCTAGCATTAGTGGCATTCTCGCTACTCTATCGGAGGTGGTAATGCGCCCGTCATACGAGTATACTACAGGCATGGAACGCCACTTTGCCGACGGCAGTCCGGTCGAAATCGGGTGCCGAGTCTTCCGCGTGTACCCACAAGACGGCACGCGGAAGGCAGGCAAGCGGCGCGGTCCTACGTTGCTCGTCCATGCCTTGCGCCACCATGAACCCATAGACGGAACCCGCGAACCGCATGCACTTGCCGTTGTGAAGAACGCGTACAGCGGACTCCCGGCAGGGACGGAATTCGTGTGGAACTTGAAACGAGCGTCCGGCTGGCAACCGGACTCGCCGCGCCGGAAGAAGCTACCTAAGTATTATCGCGACCGGACCGTCTCGAGCATCCGACTGCCGCAAGAATTCCGCGACCGGCTCGCGCTCCGGGGGGAAGAAATCACGGTCGTGATCCGACGCGATATCGAGCGACTGTATGACATGCTCGAGCGTGTCCGGGCGACGCTGGTCTTTCCCGCTGGCACACTCGCCGAGCTGGCGCGAGCATGGTCGATTGCCGCACCACCTCCACCGCATAACAACCTTCCGCCGCAGTATTTCGTTCCCGTGCTCCTAGATGCCTGCAAGCGGCTTGCGAGTCCGGAAGCGTTTCTGCTTTCCGAGCTCGCCAAGGCGTGGAATCCGATTGAGGCCCTAGCCGTACAGGATGCCGTCGAACGGTGGGCACCGGAGACGACGGAGACCGACCGCCTCCGAGACGCCGGACTCCGCGAAGCGGCGCCCGAGCCGAAATCCAGAAAGGTAGCCTCCAAATGAGCCCCACATTCAATTGCGAAATGACTAGCCCGAGCCCCACATTCAATTCACGTCTCACTCAACCGATCGTCGTTGCCGAGAACGCGGCGGTTGCCTATCTCGCGGGACTGGCGCCGACATCGAGAAAAACGCAGGCGAAAGCGCTCCGTGCGATTGCAGAAATCGTCTGGGGACCGGGGGCAGACCCTGCCACGGTGCCATGGCACACGGCGGGATACGCGCACGGACAGGCATTGCGGCAAATGCTCTCTGGACACTACGCTCCCGCTACCACAAACAGACTGCTGGCTGCGTGGCGCGGCGTGCTCAAAGCGGCATGGAGGCTCGGAACGATGGACGACCAGGATTATCTCCGCGCGATTGACGTGAAGGACGTTCGGCTCACGGGCGAGCTCCGGGGCCGCGCGCTCTCCCCGGATGAGCGCAACGCGCTTTTCGAGCACTGCCTTGCGGACTCCCGGAATCTCGGGCTGCGGGACGGCGCCATGCTGGCACTGCTCTACGCCTGCGGGCTGCGGCGGGCGGAGGCGTCTGCGCTCAATACAGCCGATTTAACGCCCGATGGCATCCGGGTAAGGGGAAAGGGCGGGAAAGTCCGGCTCGTGCCTGTACCGCCACGCTACGCGCAATTTCTGCTATCCTACACGCAGGCACTGACCGACCACGGGCCGCTTCTGCGCTCGATCGATAAGCGGACGGGGCACTTTACCAAGTGCCGGATCGGGACGGAGGGAATCGCCAAGGCGCTCCGGGCTCGGATCATGGCTGCCGGGATCGCGATCGCGACCCCACATGATCTTCGCCGGACGTACATCACGGACCTGCTCGACCATGGCGTGGACCCACTCACGGTGGCGGGACTGGCGGGACACGCGCAGATTGATACCACACGGCGCTACGACCGCCGCAGCCACGCGACCCGGGTCGCTGCTGTCGCCTCATTAGGAGACGAGTAGATGCCGAAAAAGCCGCGCGGCGTGCCAGCAGAGCGCGATCTGCTGGCGGTCCGTATCCGCAAGCTCGAGGAAGAGCAGCATCAGACAAACATTCAGCTCTCTGCTCTCTACGGCCAGGGCATCGAGGTACAGACCAAGCTCGATGTGACGAACCTCCGCCTCGAAGGCATGGAGAAACTCCTGAAGGCAATTGTCCGGGGTATAAATACGATGCGGGATAACTTGCAAGTCTTCGCAACGCTTGCCTATGCCGTCAATGACCTACGGGACCGCGTTCATGCACTCGAACATCCAGACGAGGAATGACACTATTACGCTGGATGGTGGGCACCGCGATTGCCCTGGTGCTGATGGTGCTCGCCGCACAGGGCGTGCTCTACATGAAGCTCGCCGACCTAGCCTTGCAGATCGGGACCGTTGTCGGACGGTTGCATTGAGACCGGCGCCTACGTGCGTCCGTCGCCGAAGAGCGACGCCTGAGTCGTCTGCCCCCGGATGGCGCGGTCCACGCAGTAACCATGCGCCCAGCGGGCCGCGCGCTCTGGCAGCGAGATACCGTGCCCGCCGCCACCTTCGCGGCGCATGACCCAGCCACTGGTCCACTGATAGACGCCTGGTGCTTCGGCATCGAGTGCTTGCCGACAGAAATCACACTCCGCCTGTCGATATCCGGGGACTGCCACCACCACCTCCGGTCAGTTGAATCGGCGGCTCGTCTCGCGTTCCGCCTCGAGCGCGGTATGGAGCGCATTCGCGTCCATGCGCGTAATCAGCCATGCCGCAGCGGCGCGGAGCACGGCGCCTGCGTGGATGCACACCTCCGTCGTGATCCACCACGGCTCATAGTCCTGGTCCTCATTCACCGTGACGCATGCCATCCCAACCAGCCGTCCGTTCCTGGCGTCGGTCAGCATAATCTCGAGCCGCGCCACCAGGGCAGCTTGCGGGTCTTCTTCCTGATCGCAGGGCGATGGGTTCATGTGGTGCTCGTTGTCGTCGTGACCACGGTCGTCGTTGTCGGCGCTGCCGTGGTGCTAGTGGTGGTCGTCGTGCTGGTGGTGCTGGTGGTGCTCGTCGTGGTGCTGGTGGTCGTGCTCGTGACGTTCGGCACGCGCGCCGTCGCGGACGCCGGTCCGCAGCCCGCTTGCGCGGGGCCGCACATAACCTCAGTCGGCAATGCCCACGCGCGCGTCGCGAGCAGTAGAAGCAGCATCAGGAGCATGCATACACCGCTTGCACGGTACAGCCCGTGCAGACGGTCACATTCGTCCGATAGCGGCACATGGGATAGAGCATCGAGATAGCTAGCGACGTCGTCCCGCTCGCTAGCGCCATGTCGGAATTCGCGACCTTCGCCCAGCTCGCGCCGCTGTTGCAGCTCGTCTCCACAATCACGGTCGCACCCGTGCCTGCCGTCATGGTGGTTTGGACAACGAGTGCGAGTGATTTGCCCTGGACGACAAGCACGTCGGTACTGGCGCCGGTCGTTGTCTGCGTCGCGAATGACCCGGACGGGCATCCCTTGTTCGCTGCCAGCACGGGCGTCGCCAGCAAGAGCACCGCGAGTATCCATCGTCCCATCGTTGCCTCCCTCAGTGATCCCATCGGCGATCGGACGCCGGTAGATAGCGCATCGAGAACCCACGGATGCGGAACGGCGCGACGGTCGCACCCATCTGGAATCGGAAGCGGAAGAACTTGCCGCGCAAGCGGACGGGGAGCTCGGAGAGTCCGTTAGTGAGCGTGCCGAGCTTCGTAAAGGTTTGCGGCGTGGTCGCATCTTCTTGCCAGTAGGGCGATGCCTGCGGTCCGAGATGGTTCCGGACCGCTGCGTACACGTCCAGCGTGGTCCCTTCCCAATCGAGCTTCAGCCGATCCACATAGCTTTGCCATGCTGGCGGATCGCCTGGATTCGTCCCGAAGCAGAAATCTTTCGTGTCCACGTAGGCATCGGTTTCCGCGACCGCTTGATTGAGCTGTGCCCACACGTTCCCGGTCGTCTGATCCATGACCGTGTGCGCCGACGCCCGGGGCCACTGCACGCCGGTCGGAGAGCCCGAATCATAGGGGTACGCCTGCAGCGTGATCGTTCCGTGGAGCGCTTTGCGCGGATATGTCGACGTGAACGGCAGCTTATGCCGCCAGACTGCCGACGTGCGAAGGTTCATGTTAACGACGTAAGGCGTATTGAGATTCGTTACTGCCGCCGCATCACTCGCGTTGTCGAAGATGACATTGACCCCCGTCCCGGCTCGCACCGGATCGAGATTCGCAATCAGGTAGGGCGCGATCTGCGGCGCGAGCAGATTCCCGGAGAAATCCGCGAGCCCCGCCTGCGTCATGTAGATCATGCCCATGTGCGTGAGCGCACCCTCGCCGAGCCCGCCGCGACTCTGCAGACGGTCCACCGTGAAAGGCGGAATCTGCCGCGTCGTCTGCCCCACGGTGAGTCCGCGCAACATGATGATGACGAAGCCGCCCGAGATCGGACACAGTCCGACGATCGGACCGCCGCCATCTACCTGAAAGAAATCCGCCGAATTCGAAATATCAGGCGTCCAGGTCGTGAGCGGCGCGGCGCCGCCGTCGGATATCTTGATCGTGCGGAAGCCCGTGCCACTCGGAACGTCGGTACCGCGCAGATTGCCGATAATGCCATGCCCGCCTGCTGCGCACGCATGATACCCGCAGATATTCGGGATGGCAGTCGCGGTGGCGCCATCGTAACGGAGCGCCCCGTTGAGCGAATTGGCTGGGACGCCGGTCAGAATAAGCTGCTGCGATGCGACCGCGCTCGTCGTCATCGGTGGCGGCATGATTCCGTCCACGTCCACCTCGACCGTGCCGCTTACCCCGTACTGATTGACGACCGGATTCCCCGGAAATTGCGCGTAGGGATACTGGACCTGCGCCATGCGCGCGATGTTCGGAATGCCGCTCACTGGATTCGTCGGATACGAAAAGACGAGCATGCCACCGGGCGCGACTTGCATCAGGTCCGGCACCCAGCCCGCAGCGGTTTGCGGCGGGGGATTCGTACCGTCCGTCAACCACTGCGAGCCGAGCAGATACGACTGCCATGCCGGTGCCGTCATTGCCTGGTCGCCCTTCGGCATGACAGCATGACAGTTTGTCCACTGGTTATCCTCGATCCGCGCCGGGTCCGCCGCCACGTTCATGCCGCCCCCGAACGACGGCACGGGATACCACTGGAACGCCATCAGATGAGCTTCCCCACGATCACGAAGGCGTCCAGCAGCGTGCGGCGGGCCGCTCGCGCATCGGCGAGACACCCCGGACAGGGAACCAGAAGTCCGGGGCTCTTCTTCCGCCGAAACGAAACGTACCCGCCGCACGCGATGCAGCGCGCATTGACGCTGTAGACACGGCGCTCGTCGGATGCGCCCATGCGAGCAAGCACCACCGGTCCCCAGTTCTTCCGCAGCGCTTCGTCAAGGACAGCGGTAGCCTTCCTGTTCGTCCGCGTCGCCGCATCAAGGACGGCCATGTACATGACCTGCGAGACGTCCGGGTAGCGCCACTCGACCGGGAACGCGTTCCCGAGACGTTCGAGCTTGGCAATCTGGCGGGCGCTACAATGCCCGTACTCGGCGAGCTCGCGCATCCGGGTCGCGCGCACCTCTTCCGGGCAATCCTCGAGGCAGTTCCGCACCAGATCGGCAGCAGCCCAGAAGCCCGCGCGCTGTCCGTTCAGGGCATCGACGAAGGACTGCGTGACCTCTTCCCAGCTCTCAGCCATGCTAGAAATTCTGCGACCGCCCGTAGGCCGCAATGAGCAGCGCATCGGCGCGGCCCGTCTGCGCCTTCGATCCGAGCTCCACGGTGGGGAAGGTCGTGGATGCCACAATGCGGCTCGCGCCCTTCTTCGTCTTCAACAGCCCCGCATGCCTCTTCCACGCTTGAGGGGCGACGAGCCGCACCGGAAGCCCGAGACCAACCGCAATCCCTTCCCACAAGCCCGAACCACGCATCAGGCTTCCCACGCTCCGGACGCCTTCGCCCGGATGCGGGTGGACGTGCTCGAGCACCACCAGCACTCGAGCAGGGTTCGGCGAGTCTGTCATGGTAGCTATGCTGACCAGCTCGCAGAGGACACCGCGCATGTCCCCCGGCGCGTACTGGTTCCGGAGCGTGATCCCCGTCTTCACTTTGACGATCGGAGTATCGCGCACGACGACATGATCGAGAGCGGCATCGGAGGGAACGAGAGCGAGCGCCCCGTGGAGTCCGGGGTCAATCCCGAGATACCAGCAGCCGTTCGCCATTGCGGCGCCGTCCCTTGCCCGAAAAATCAAAATGACGCTAGCCCCTTCCTCACGCATCACAGAGCGTCTGACAATGGGCACAGCGCCAGGTCGTCCCGGTGACATCGGGCGTGATCCGGAAACCATTGCATTTCGGACAGCGCTGGACAGTGGGGTCGTCCGGTCGCGTCGCAGTGTACCGGGGTCGTGCGTGCGCCCGACGTGCCCGATCGTCTTCGGCCCAGAGCGCATGCAATTTCTCTACCCGTCGCCGTTCAGCATCTTGCGCCGCTTGCCTTTCTGCCTCCTGCTCTGCAGGGGAGAGCGCCGCCCAGCGGGCGGCTTCAGCATCCGCCGCAGCCGCGACGGCATCTGTCCTCTCTTTGGTCGCTGCGGCGTCCGTGATCGCTCGCGCCATTTCGCTCGGAGCCATGAGCAATACCTGTGTCTCGTGCATAGACTGGGCGGCAGCCGTGCGGATTTCGACGGGCTTCGGGAAGAACCGACTGTTCTGCAATAGCTGCCGTACCGCCGTCCGCACAGCCAAGAGCGGTAGATCATGCAGTACCTCCCAGTAGGCTGCCGCGCGGAGCGCACTCACCCGTTCGTTAAAAACCTCACTCAGGAGAGCAAGCTGCTCCCCGAAGAATCCCCGGTCGTCCTCCGTCATAGCCTCAATCCTTTCTTGATTGCCTCGAGGTTGCCCGCCGTGCGGCCCGTTACGCCACCGATTGGTTCGGCGGGCGGGACGTCTTCCCATTGCCGCTGGTTCAAGAACGTCGCCGGGTCTTCGATCCAGCCTGCTTGCCACTGTGCGCTCTGGCGCCAGCGCTCGACGCCGCGAAGAATCTCCGCCGCATGGCGGTCGCCCTGCGCCTTCTTCCAAGCCCTCAGCGCTGCGGGTCGGTGCCGCTTCTTGGGATAGGTCTCGTAGAAGCTGCCGAACAAACGGTCGCCCGTTTCTGGCGACCAACTGTTTGGTCTAGCCTCAGACGATTCAATAATCCCCGGAAGAACATCCGGAGAAGAGACCTCCGGAGTATCTGGCGTGACGAGACGAGACGGGCACGACTTTTGGCGGACAATGTCCGACGGATGGCGGACAATGTCCGGACATTGTCCGGACACGAATGCGATTCTCTTGCGCTTCAGGTACTTACGCCAACTGTCCGGCGCGTGGTCGTTCAGGTCGTGAATCACGAGCCGGTGGGTTTCACAGCAGCGGTCCAGCCAGCCGGTATCGACTAGGCATCGGACAAGCTCCTGTGAACCAGCGGGCCATCCGATGCCTTCCGCAATCGCGGCATCGCTATGACGCCCGACATCCCCGGCAGGCGCATAGTCGAACGTCCAATCCAGCAACGCATCGAGCAGTCCGAGAGCGGCGAAGGGCTCTAGCCCGAGCTGTCGCGCGAGTGCGCGGAGCTTCGGATGCCTCACTGTACCGCGCTTCATGGCGCCGCCTTGTACCCACCGTGGAGCTGGCGCGGCTGCTGCGCGGTCGCATGGACGTGGCTCGGATAGAGCGCCGGTCGCCAGCCCTGGTGCTCGAGGCGCTTCCGGACCGCGCCCGGATCGAGTCCGAACGTCTCGCAGATGGAGACGAAAGCGAACGGATGATCCATCTGGTCGGACCGAAACCATCGGATCAGGTCAGAGTGCTGCCGTATGACCCTCCAATTGCGTTTGCGGGCCACTGTGACGACGTCCACGGGACCGCTGAGAGGGACGAACCGGAGCACCGGACCCCAGAGCTGCAGGTCACGGATCGCCATCTCGAGGACCGCGAGCATGAGCGCTCGCTCGCCCCGAGCAGGCATGTCCCGGACGCTCCCGTACTGCCCTGGCAGGACTAGATCGGGCTCGAGCAGGTCCGGTCTTGGGTTCGGTTTGCGCTGCTGTCCGACCACTGCCAGCCGACAACCAACCCGTCGCATCCCCACCTCCCTGTTCTCACGGAGGCGCCACGTAAGCCTCCGGAACATAAGGCATTCCATGGTATAGCTTCTGACCCGCAATCAGAAGGTCGGAATGCCCGTGCCCGCAAACCCGCACTGGACGCAGGTTTGCGTGCGTTCTCACATCTGTTCTCACAAGAATCCGGAAGAATGAGAACAAATGCGAAAAAATCCCCACGAATGGGGAAGAACCTGCTAGAGCAGGCGGGCGCTAGGGGCGCGTAACTACTCGGATTCCCGAGTGCGCCCAGGCTGATTCGAACAGCCGACCTTCTGATTCGTAGTTGTAAGGTGATCGAGGCGCAAACGCTTGTGCGTTCAGGGACTTGCGGCGGTTCAGTTGGCCCCGTTCTCACGCCCGTTCTCATGGGCGGTCCCGTTGACCAAGAGCTCGAGCCGATCAGCGGCTCCCGGATCGATGATCCGGATGGTCTTCGCATAGAGCATCGTGGTCGCGATCGAGGCGTGTCCGAGCTGCTGCTGAACCCACTGGACGGCGTTCACGTTTCTTGCATGGGTCAGATGCAGGCAGGCGAAGGTGTGCCGCAGCGAGTGCGCCGAGAACCCCTGGTCGGCGAGCCCTGCCTTCTTGAGCACCCAGCCGAATTCCGCCTGCACGTTCCGCTGCCCGTAGGGTGTTCCGTTCCGCGTGATGAAGACCCACGGCGGAGGCTTCGGCCAGCCCCGCTTGAGCACCAGCGCTGGCCGCGCCGCGATGATCTTCTCGAACGCCTTCCGGAGCCGGTTCGTGACGTCCACCGTCCGAGCTCGCTTGCCCTTCGTCCGTGACGGCACCTTGCCGGTCTCCGAGAGCTTCCGCTCCACGCGCATGCTGTTCTGCGAAAGCGACAGGTCTGTCAACCAGAGCCCCCGCCACTCGCCGATCCGGAGTCCGGCGTCCAGCCCGGTCAGGAATTGGACGTAGAGCGGCGACGCGTTGGCGGCGAACAGGAACTTGTTCGCCTGCTCTTCGGTCATCGCCTTTCGCACCTCTTCGGTCTCGCCTGCGATCAGCTTCCGGATGCTCTTCGTCTTGACTGCCAAGGGATTCAGCGACAGCACCTCGTCGTCCACCGCTTCGGTCAGCATGGACGACATGGTCGCCCACATGATGCGGAGCGAGTCCCCCGCGTAGCCATCGGCCCGCTTCGCCGAGAGCAACGCCTTCATGTGCGCGATCCGGAATTCGACGGGTCGCATGGCGCCGATCGTCGTATGGTCAATCCGGAAATCTAGGACGTGGCGCTCGAGCGTGTCCCGGTAGGAGCGGACCGTCTTCGGTGCCAGCACCAGCGGGATCACGTCCGAGACCCAGTGCTCCGCGTAGGCGCGGAGGCTCTTCGACTTGTCCGCTGTGAGCGTCGGCTGCAACGTCGCCTGTTGCGCGAGTGCGCCGCTGGCGAGCCACTTTGCCGCCTGCTCTTCGGTCTCGAAGACCTTCTGCTTGCGGCGTCCGTGCGGGTCTTTCCACTCGACTATCGGGACGAGCTTCCCCCGGACCTGCTTCGAGCTGACCCTACCGAACGCCATGAGTTACCTTCCCGTGCGCCTCCGCGACCGCAGCGGGCGTCCGTTGCCATTCTGAACGGATGGCGTGATCCCACGGCGTTTTCGAGGGAGGGGCACGGGAGGACTATACTCGGGGTCGGTGACGCCGTGCCAGTTCCGACGCTTCCACCGCTCGAGCTCCATCGGCTCCACGCGCTTGTCCTTCTGGCTCGAGCCAGTCCAGTTGATGCGGCGGGGATCGCCCGGTTTGAGTCGCATCAGGGCTTTGACGCGGCTCTCAGGCAGATGCAGCACGATGCCTACTTCTGTGGGCGTGAGCAGACGATCCACCGGTAACAGCATTCACGTTCCCCCTAACCACACCGGAGGAAGGCAACCTGGAGGGAGACTCCGAGTTATGCTCCCGTCACCTCCCGGTAGTCAAGGGCGGCGTATGCTTCTAGAAAGGCACGTCTGATTGCAATCAGATGTGACCGGGACGGGAACACCTCTCGGTTGGCAGACTTATAGCGTTACGTGGTCGGATTCAATGTCCGGATTCGGTCGCAAGAAAAAATTTGCGTTGTTCTCAATCGCAGGGTAGGGCGCCGCATGCTCATTGACACGCAGAACCGGAAAACGGTTCTGCACGACTGGTACCTCGAATCGCGGCGGGCCGATGGGCTGGACGTCATCGCGTGTCGTCGGTGTGGCACGCGGGAGACGCGGCTCTCGCCTCCGGACGAAGGATCAAATCAGCCTCGAGATAATTTCTGGAGGTATGACACATGGAAGACGGACCCGGACAAGCCCTGATCCCGATCGAGCCCGAGCTCGTACCGACGATGGTATCTGACATCGCGTCGGCGAAGGCGCGGCTACAGGAGCTGCAGGCATTCGTCCGTGAGGTGATGGTCGAAGGGGAAGATTACGGAACGATTCCCGGCACCGAAAAGCCCGCCCTGTATAAGCCCGGAGCCGAAAAGCTCTGCGAAATCTACGGGCTGGTCCAGCAGCCCACCGTAGTCGCCCGGATCGAGGAGTGGGATCGCCCGTTCTTCCACTACGAGGTGCGCTGCGATCTGGTCTCGAAGCGGACGGGCCGCACGGTCGGCTGCGGTTTCGGTTCCTGCAATTCCCATGAGACCCGCTACCGCTACCGAATGGCGGATCGCAAATGCCCAGTCTGCAATCGGGAGACGATCATCCGAGGCAAGGAAGAATTCGGCGGAGGTTGGCTCTGCTTCCGGAAGAAGGGCGGCTGCGGCGCCAAGTTCAACGACGACGATCCGACCATCCTCGATCAGCTCGTCGGTCGCGTGGAGAACGAAGAGGTCTGCACGCTGGTCAACACCTTGCTCAAGATGGCGAAGAAGCGCGCGCTCACCGATGGCGTGCTCTCCGTCACGCGGAGCTCGGGGCTCTTCACGCAGGACGTCGAAGATTTGGACACGGGAGGAAAACCCGATCCGACACCGACTCCGGACCCGCCGAAGCCTGAAACGAAGAAGCCCGGATCGATGGCGAAGCTAGTCACCGATGCACAGCGGACAATCCTCTTACGGCAGGCAGAGGTGGCAGGCATTCCGCAGCGTGCCTTGATCGACTACATCGGGCGGAGCTTCGGCGTGACCAAGCTAGATGAGCTACCATTCGAGTACGTCAACCACGTCCTGGCGTGGATCAAGGAATCCCGTGCGGAGCCGGGGAGCCAAGGGTAAGCCCATCTACGTCCCCGAGTTTGATCCCGGAGCCCATGAGTACCGCTGGGAGGGGAAGGTCTACATCGGGGCGACGAAGCTGCTGACCATCACGGGGCTGTGGGAATTCTTCCACGCGGACCCGGTGACGATGGCGGAGGCACTGAAGCGTGGGAAGCTCGTCCACGCGGCGACTGTGCAGCGGGACGACGGCGAGCCTGTCACACTCGAGTCCGAGTACATGGGCTACCTGTGCGCCTACGATGCCTTCCGCGAGACGAATAGCTTCATGGCAAGCCCGAGCTGGACGGAGCTCCCGCTCTGCGATCCGGCGCTCGGGATCGCGGGCACTCCGGATCGTGTCGGCTACTTTGGACCGAAGCTCACGGAGGCAGTGCTCGATATCAAGACCGGGGACGTTCATCCCTCGATCGGGATTCAGCTCGCCATCTACCGCCATCTGCTCGCGGTCAATGGCTTCCCCGTCGTTCACAGGCTCGGACTCCATCTCCGTGCCGACGGCACTTTCCGACTCTACGAATACACGGAACCCGGCGACCACGCCGCGTTCCTCGCAGCACTGGCGATATACCGATGGCGACAGAAAGCACAGGCGGCTTGAGCCTCCCAATACAGGAGCTCGCGACGAAGGCGGCGGAGTGGCCCGCTCGAGCGCGAGCGCTCACGATCAACAGCCCGGAGCGCTACAGCGAGGCGGCGCAGCTCCTGACTGGCGTCAAAGCGCTGCTCAAGGAAATCGATGCATCGTGCTCCCCGGTCATCAAGGCGGCACTCGCCGCGCACCGCGCCGCGCTGGCGCAGAAGAAGCAGCTCGAGGAACCCCTGCTCGAGGCGGAGACGCTTATCAAGCGACTGATGGCGGAGTACGTCCGAGCAGAGCAGTTCCGCCGAGAGCAGGAGCATGAGCGGCGCCTAGACGAGATGATCGAGCAGGCACGCGCCCAGCGTGCCCAGCAAGTGCAGGCGCTAGAAGCGGCAGGGGACACGGACCTAGCTGCCGCCGTCGCGGAGGCTCCGCTCCCGGCGCAACCGCTGGTGGAGGAAGCCCCGCCGACAGCGACAGGTATCTCCATCCGGAAGATTTACCGGGCGGAAGTGACTGATTTTGCTGTACTAGTTCGGAGTGTCCATGAGGGACGCTGCCCGCTGAAGGTGCTGAAGGTGGACATGACGGTTCTAAACAGCTTTGCTCGAGCCATGGGTCCGACGCTCAATTGGCCTGGTGTGACGGTCCACGAAGACGTCTCGATCAGCGCTCGCGCCGCTGAAGAGTAGTTGACCGTACCCTCTCGATTCGTCTAAGCGCTATCTAGGAACGGATCGCTAGCCGTTCCTCGTGGGAGGGAGCAATGTGGTTCACTGACAGCAAGTTTGCCTTCTGTCGTGGTATCGCGAACCATGCGTGGCATTTCCCGCCAACCATGGAGTACCACGGGCGTCAGCTTAGGGTGACGCTCACATGCGACCACTGCGGCACGAAGCGCAGAGATGGCGTCTCTGCGTTCAACGGAGAGGTGGCGGCGAGAAGCTATGACTACCCGGATGGGTACCTGCTTGACCTTGGCGGCAAGCGACGTCCCGAGAAGCACATCTTGAGACGCGACGGGCTGCAGCTTCTGATGGAAGAACTGAACACGCCGAAGCGCGCAATGGTCGTTCCAATGCGTAGAAAGCGAAGGAAGGTCGCATGAGCGTCAAGAAGATTTTAGTCTGTGATCGGCACGGCGGCGAGCATCCGGCAGTGACCACCGTCTGGATGAAATGGGCTGGCATGCCACGCATCAGACGTTGGGACGTCTGCGCGGAAGGCTTCGAGCTCATTACCGGCGTTCCCATGAACGGACGTCCGGCACTCCCGGCGCCGCTTGCGGAGCCATCCGACGCTCGCCGACGCGGGATCGGTACGACCGCTGGGAGCGACACCGCGAAGCTCATGCGTGGCTTCGAAGCGTTCTTGGCGAAGACGAAGCGTCGTTTCGCATTAGACGAAGCGGCGCAGAGTATCTCCACGGCTGGACTCAAGCATACGAAGAACCCCGGCGACATGCTGAAACGCTTGAACCCGATCATCCGCGTGATGATCCGGAACGGCATGGTGGAGCGGCACGGTAACTTCGGTGTCTACTCCGTCAAAGGCACTCCGCCGCCTCCCAAGGTAACGACGCCTGCCGAGATAGCACAGGTAGTCGCGAAGGAGATTCGAACGATCCCCGGGGTCCGTGTTGCCTACCTGTCGGCACTGCTCGATCTGGAGGCGCCGGTCATCAAGAAGATCGTCCGGCAGCTCTGCGACATGGGCATGATCCGGACGAAGGGACAACGCTCTTCGAGTCGCGCCTATCCGGTGACGAAGAGCTAGGGGTTCCGGTTCAGGAACGCCTGTCCGATCGCTTCGGGGTTGGCTGGCGTCTGATTCATCCCGGCGTGGCTCGCGATCAGCGTCCCGAGCTGTGCGAGTGCTGCTCTCCCTCCCGGCGTTCGTGCCGCCGTCATGAGTGTATCCGCGTACTGTCCGCCGAGACCGCCGAGTACCGCCATGGCGAGCGTATTGGCGTAGTCGCCCTTCGTCGCGGTTCCTTCCTTGACACGGGACATGAGCTCGGGACCGCCACCGTAGGTAGCCCCGCTGAGAGCGCCGATAAGCTGCCGCCCACTGAGACCAGCCAAGGACTGCGGCTTCCGCCACGCAGACACGCGTCCTCTCTGCGTGGTCAGGTCTAGTACCTCCGGAATGCCCTGTCCTTCCTCCGCTAGATTCTCCGCCCGTCCGGCGAGTGTCGCTGGTGACACGCGGCCCCGAACCATCGGCTGCATGATCTCGCCGCGTGTCGGCGTGACTTTAGTCGCCCAGTCGCGCATGGCGGCATCCAGCCGGTGTTCCATGCCGGTGCCTTCGAGTGCGGCACGCTGACCCTTCCGGACGGCTCCGACGGTATCCTCTAATTGCTGCGCGGCGAATTGGTCGGTGTAGGCGAGCTTCTTCGGATCGGGCATCCCAGTCCGGAGGAAGCGATGATAATCTTCTAGGTCTTCGTAGGGGATCGGCTTGCCGGACTGCAGATCGTTCCGCAGATTACTCAGGATGCGCGCCTTCTTCGTGGACAGATTCGGTCCTACCATCCTGTTCAGGTCATCGATGTTATCCGCCAGCTCCTGATAGGCTGGATGGCTGGGATCGAGTGCGAGCCCTTGATTCTTCGCATCTGTCACCAGATCATCGAAGACCTTCGAGACCTTGCCGCTCTCCGCACCATATGTCGCCTTGGTTTCACCCTTGAGCCACTTGCTATACTTGGCGAGCCCCTTTTCGGTCCCTGCGTATGCCGCCTTCGCGAGTGGCCCGCCCATCTCGACTACGTTACCGCCGATCCGTGCCGCCTGCGGACTGGCGCCTGCCGCCTCGAGACCGGCTTGCGTACCGACGCCTGCGAGCGTCCAGCCAGGCGCCACGACCGGTGCCGTAGCCTGTGCAACGTCCAGTCCTTGCCGAAGGAATTCGCTCGGAATGTTCTTCACCGATAGGCGATCGATGTCCTGCTGGATCGCCGCTCTCCGCTCTTCATCCGTCCCGAAGAATTCCTTCTTGAGATTGGGCACGTTGAAGAAATCGGACAGCCCTTGCTTGACCGGAGTGATGATCCGCTCGTCTACGGCACGATTGAGCGGTGCCAGGAACCCGGGTTGGCTGGTCGGCGTCTGCGTCGTGGATGTCTGAACCAGGCTCGAACCCTGCGGCTCGAGCACCTTCCGCACCTCATCGTCGCTGGTGCCTGCAGGCACCTTCAGGGTCTTCAGCTCGCCATTCGGGTTCTGGAAATCGACGTAGCGCCAGGGTTCATCAGCCATCTTACTGAGGCTCCATGATTTCCCAGCCTTCGGGCACATCGACCCCGTGTCGCTGGATATTCTGTTGCCGTTGGTCTTCGGGTGTTCGCGGTCCCTTCTCGTTCCCGCCCTGTGAAATCAGTTCCCTCTGAATGTTCTGGACGAGCTCCGTCGCCTGCTTCACCTTCACTGCCGCCGACGCGACGGTGTCTTCCCCGGGAATCGGGATCAGACCCTTCAGACGCTGTTGCTCCTGCACCGGCACGCGGCCCGTCTCGCCGAGAGCTTTGGCAAGGTTCGTGAGTCCCGCCTGTGCTTGCTCGAGCAGGCTCGCCGCCTCGTCTCCCGTGCGCCGCTTCCACTCGACATACCCAGCGGAGAAGATCGGAATCGACGCTGCGACGGGATCGGTCGCGAGTGCATCGATCGCGCGCATGGGCGTCCCGTCCGGGTTGACCTTGTTCTTCGGCTGTCCGGTCCTAGGATCGATCACGTAGTCTGCCGTCTTCGGGTCGATCTGGCGGACGGGTTCGGTCAACCGCTTCAGCCAGATTTCGGCAATCTTCGCACGGGCGAGCTGCCCGTTCAGTCCCGGGTCGTTCTTGTATTTCTGCAGATAGCGGACGACGTCGTCGGCTTGGTCACGGGTCAGTTCAGTTCCGGGCTTGTTCCCGGTTGCGTAGATTGCTAGGTCGATCGAGGTCAGGGGGCGCCCGGTAATCTTCTCCTGGCGGACCGCGTCTTCGGCTTGCTGCAATTGCTCGTTGGTCAGATCGCTGGTCCCGAACATGATCCGACCCTTGGTCATAATCTCCGGGTCGCGCTTCGCGAGCTCGGGATCGGTGTAGGTGATCTTCCCGGCGCCCGTGTCGATTTCCTTCTTCGTCGGCTGAAGCGCGGTCCCACCACCAGGCGCAGCCTGCGGCACCGCAGTCGCGATCGGGCGTCCAGCAGCGTCGGTCACAACGCCTGTCTCGGCTTCCGCGTACTGCGGTCCGGGCGGAGGCTGACCCACCATGCCTTCGGGCTGGCGCGCAACTTGGACCGGTGGCTGGCGCCCCCCGGCACGGTCACCGCGAATGGCGGCAGTGATAGTGGCGCCTTCATTCGCCTGCTTGTGACCCGGGTTCACCTCTCCGTGTCCGTAGACGGGCACATCGGGATAGTTGTTCGCGATGAACCGGCGCGCAGACGCGATCTGTGCCGGTGTGATATCGCCATCGTCTCGCGCTACCACCTCCATGCCGATCGCGTTCTTGTTCGAGAGCCCGGGGGCATCGCCGCCCCATTTGTCGTTCGGCTGGATATGTGACGAGCCTGCTCCGCCATAGGCATAGATCGTCCCGTCACGGTCCATCAGATACTGCGACCCGAGCCCGCGATCCCTGAGTGTCGCAACGAGCTGATTCAGCGACGTGCCGCCCGAGTGATGGAAGACGAAGCCTTTAGCACCCTTGTAGATTGGTAGGTCGGATTCGTCTACCTTCTGCAGCACCGGGGTCTGCTGCTGATCCTTGCCCGCGAGAACAGAGCGATACTGCGCTGCCCGCTGCAGGATCGCCTGTACGGGGTAGTTCGGGTCGCCGCCTCCGTTGTATGCCCGGACTGCGTCGGCCCAGCTCCCAGTCTTCTTGTACAGGTCCGACAGCATGTGTGCTGTGCCTTCGATGTTCGACCCGGCATCGCCACGATCGACGCCGTACTGCGCCGCCGTCTCCGGTATGAACTGCCCGAGTCCGAACGAGTGAGCGGATTGAGCCGATGGATCGAAGCTGGATTCGTGCTCATGTACCGAACGGACGAGCCCGATCGGCACATTCCATTTCTGTTCCGCTGCCGTGTAGCGAGGATCGTAGGCACTGACCCGTCCAGGCTGCACTGGATCGTCCGGCAGGGACATGCGGCCGAAATGACCGCGTCCGCCCATACCCCCGCCTGGTTCTGTAGTGCCTCCCGTGCCGCTGCCCGGACCCTGGTCCGGTGCCGGGGGAACCGGTACCTGCTCGTTCGGGTCCGTATGCGTCCGATTCCACTCGAGTGCCCTATCGTGTGCTTCCTGCTGCTTCGTCCGCTGCGTCACGTCCACGCGGGCACCGGTCTGCGCCCCCGTCATCTCAATCATCTGTTGCTTGATGAAATCGTATCGCCGGGGGTCATTCTGCCCGTAGCCGCGTCGGTCCGCTTCCGCACCAGCCAGCTCGATCAGATTCTTCGGCGAGCCTGGGAACACCTCATCATACTTACCGAGCCGTATCTTAGCGGCTTTCTTCACATAGTCCGGGTCATCCTTCGGAATTGTGCTGATAAGCGATTCCCGCGCGGCGCCTTCCTCGAGGTCTTTTATCTCAGTCGGCCCGAAGCGCGGCGGCTTGACGGGCGCCCCGAGAATGCCCGAGAGCACCGCACCGGTCTTGGACACGCCGGACAGAATCTTGCCCATGACGCCCGTGCCGCCGATCGGCTGCGGATTGTCTTCCCCGGGCATGACCGTATTGAGCTGTTCTTCCGGCACGCCCATGGAGCGCGCGACCGCTCGCATCTGTGCCGTGCCGACGCGGTCCTGGTACGCCTGCTCGGGCGCCTTCATCAGATTGGCGAGTATGGAGAGCCCAAGCTGATCGTCGCTTCCGAGATGCGGAGGGGAGAGCGAGGGCCAGGAGAAATGGAGCTCGTTCGCCATTACATCCCGAGGAAGCCGCTACCCGTTTGCTGCTGCTGACTGTAGGTGCCCTGACCCGCTTGCTGCGTGTAGAGCCCCAAGATGTTCGCAATCAGGTTGGCGTTCGGGATTCCCTGTTCCATGCTGCCGACTGCTCCGAGAATCTGCCCGAGATTTCCCATGCCCTGCGTCGCCTGAATCTGGTTCTGCTGCCCCTGAAGCTGCTGCTGTCCGGCGCCGAGAAACGCCTGCAGTGCCCGGGTCGCGTCGTCGCCCCGTGCCGTCTGCCCGAGCTGCGAGAGGTACTGCCCAAGCTGCGTATTCATCTGCGCCGTGGCGGTTCCTTCGGCGAGTGCTTCCTGCGCGCTCGTGCCCATCCCGCCGCCTCCGTAGGTGTTGCGGATATCGGCAAGGTTCTTCGAAAGGTTCTGAGTCGCCGCTGCCTTTGCGGTCTCGAGCGGATTGTCGCCGTACCATTTCTGCAGGTCGAAGGGCTGACCTTGTCCGTACTGGCTGGTGAGCGCTCCTGAGAAGGTCGGCGGAGGTGGCGGTGCGGCTGCAGGCGTGGTCGGCGGCGCGGCAGCAGGCGGTTGTCCACCTCCGCCACCTCCACCACTTGGCTTATTGGCGCCCGTCGCTCCCGAACCCTGCGGCGGCGCGGCGGGCTGCTGTGCGCCGCCTCCGAGCAGATTCGTCGCACGCTGCTGCTGCTGCGGGTTCCCAGCCTGCAGCTTATTGATGTGCTGCTGGACTCCCTGATGCTGTTGCAGGTACTGCTGCTGGTTCCCGGCAGTGGTCGCTTGCTGTAGCCCCGTTCGTTGCGCTTGCGTGAGCGGCTGAAGGTGCGCCGCCGTAATGGGTTTCGGTGCTGGGGCGGGTCTCGGTGCTGGTGCTGCTTGCGGTCTTGGCGCGGGTCTCTTCGCCATCTTAGAACCCCTGTCCGCCTCCGCCAGCGAAGGCACGCTGAATCATCTGCATGAGGTTCTGTTGCTGCTGCTGCGGCATGCCCTGCATAACGCCGCCCATCTGACCAAGCACATTCTGCATGCCCCCGAGCTGTCCTGGCTGCGCCTGATTCCACGCATTTGCCATGAACTGGGGATTCCGCGCATTCGCCTGTGCCATCTGTTGCGCGGGGCTTCCCTGATAGGCAGCCATTGCTGCTTGCTGGGCTGGGGACATTGGCTGCATGGTCGCGGTCTGCATGAGCGGATTGTATCCGCCCTGTTGCGGTTGCTGCGCGCCAGCGGCAACGTTCTGCACGAATCCCGGCTGACCTAATTGCGGTTGCTGCTGGACGCCGCCCTGCTGTCCCGCGCCCGTTCCGCTCGTCCAGCCAGGGCCGCTCATTTGCCCACCGTAGCCCGCTCCGCCGCCCGGTTGTCCGCCGCCCATGCCGCCCGGTCCCATCCCAGTACGGGACTCCATCCCGCCTCCGCCGCCTTGTCCACCAGCCTTCGCCCCTCCCCCGCCCTGCGGTGCTCCCTGCGCTGGACCACCTCCGGGAGCACCCGGTTGCAGCGGCTGGAACCGTCTCGCGGCATTCGGCGCCATCTGTCCCGCACCGACAAAATTCCCGATGTTGGTCGCTTGCTGGGAATTGGGGTTCACCTGATTGACCCGTCGCGCGACGTTTGGATGCGCTCCGAGCCACTGTGAACCGCCCCCCGGTTGCTGCGCTGCCTGCGCGAAGCGGTTCTGCTGCTGGCGATTCAGCCCGAGTCCGAGCCCGAGTCCTTGTCCGCCACCACCTCGAGGTCTAGGCATCGCTCACCCCTGCATGTTGAAGGCTTGCATGATCGCAAGCCGTTGCTGATCCGGATCGAGCTGCGGACGGCGGCTAGGTCCGAGCGAGAGTCCCGTCTGCGGCGCCCCAAGCATCGAGTGCGTCTGAACGGGACCGCCCCCGCCCAAACCGCCCACCATATTGCCGACACCCTTGAGAATACCGCCGATCATGTTCAGCGGCGTTTCATTCTCTCCAAGGTCAGGCTGCTTCCCCTGCAATTGGTCGAGGCCGCTTTTGATCTTGGTGAGCATCTGCGTAAAGCCGCTTCTGGTGCTGGGCGTAACCGTGCTGACCGGCGTATCCGTCCCAACCATCGAAGACGTCTCCGGTGATCCACCAGGCACAAGCAATTGACCCCCAGCTCCGCCTGCTCCCGGCGCACCCGATAGGGCATTGGCAGTCGCCAGCGCAGGACTTGATATCGCTGGTGCCGCTGCTGCGGCTGGTGCCGCCGCTGCTGCCGCTGGCGCCGCCATCGCCGCTGGCGCCGCCATCGCTTCTGGCGCCATGCTGGCGCCGAGTCCAGCCCCGAGTGTCGCGCCGCCTGCGCCTGCGCCTGCGGCGCCTGCTGCCTCTGCGGCACTCGCGGCGGTTGCGGCTTCCGCTGCGCCTGCGCCTGCCGCTGCACCGGCGCCTGCTGCACCGGCTGCGCCTGCGCCGCCTGCACCTAGCAATGCTGCGAACCACGGCATGGCATCACCTCATGTACGACGGACCCTTGCGGACGTTGTAACGAGCTTGCTGCACAGCTTGCCGCCGTCCTGGTCCCGGCGGATTGGCCGCTCGAGCCGCCTGTACCGCTTGTTGCATCTGCTGCTTCTGCTGCTGCTGGAACGATTGCTGTAGCGCGGGTCCGCCACCGGGCCGCACGGGTCCGAGCCCGATATCGGCGATCTGCTGCGCCGACGGCATGAACTGGAAATACGAGCTACGATCCGGAAGCCCGAGCTGGGCTCTGGTCTGCAGTCCCTGCTGATCCGCTCCCGCCGCCGGGGTCCAATCCGGACTCGCTCCGCCCGCTCCCGTTCCCGTTACTCCCGCCCCCGGTACTCCACTCCCCGATGGCTGGGACAGGCGTCCCGCTAGAGAGCCCGTTGCCGACTGCTGCAGCGTCGGCATCATCCCCTGGTAGCTCGAGACCGCTTGCTGCATCGGGACCGATATCGCCGTGTTCGGGGGCTGGACCAGTTGGCCCACCATCGCTCGGTTCAGCAGGTCCGCCAGCATCTGTTCCCGTCGCGGCGCGGTCGTCTTCTGCATCTGCGTTTGCGTCCCGCGCGCCGACGTCTTCTCCGATTTGCCGACCAGCAGGTCCGACAATACCGACATGCATCACCTCTTCGAGCTGCTTCTCGTAGACGATCGAAGCCATCTCGTATCCGTACCGGCGCATGAGCCGCGTGAACGACGACTGCAGGAAGGACCGCCCGAGATACGATCGCTGGCAGCCACGCTCGCGAAAGTAGTCTTCCGCCTGCGAAACCATGTCCCGAGACACGCGGCACCCGGACCGCGCCCATGCCCATGTGATGCAGCCGTTGCGGCGCTTCCCGTCCACGTAGATTTTCGCCCCGAGCCAGGCAACGAGCTCGCCATCCTCGAGTGCCAGCAGCAGTCGCCCGTGCGGGGCGATGGCGACGTGGTCCGCAATCTCGTCCCAAATCTCTTCTTGCGTCCGAATGTCGCGCCCGTGTTCGTGTGCGGACTCGAGGATGGTATCGATGCCGCTGCGAATCTCGTCGGCGTACACCTCGAGCTGGGCAGGAGTCTGGACGACGTAGATACGCTGCATCACCGACCCCGCGAGTATGCCTTGGCGCCAACACGGGCGCCCTGCTCACGCTTGAAGGCTGCGTCCGTCAATTGGTCGTAGATCGAGCCGACGGCGCCTGCGAGCTCCACCTCATGCAGATAGAGGTAGGTGAGCTGTAGCGCGCCCCAGAGAACGGCTCGAGGCGAGACACCGATCAGTCCTATCGAATCCGTCGGCTGCGAGTTATTCGCAGGGTCCGAGTAGTAATCGAGCTGGATGGTGATCGCAGACGACTGTGTCGGCACGATCCAGATTTGGTCCATCCAGAGGTAGTAGGAGAGCCCGGACGGTGCCGGAACGGGATACGCTTCGTTCCGGTCTTGCATCGTGGATTGCGTCGCCCAGTCGATCCGCCCGCCCGGAAGCCGCCCGATCGGCATGATCCATCCCGGGCCAGCCGTCGTCGGCGGATTGTATTGGTAGACCGCTGCCTCCACGACGAAATCCGACGGGAGCGCCGTCCCGAGATAGCTATTGGCCGCGATCGGAATCTGGACGCTGTTCTCCTGGTAGCGCCAGTCCGATGCCTGCTGCAGTCGCTCGATCGTCGTCGTGACGAATTCGGTGATCTGCGCGTCACTCAGATCAGTTTGCACGGAGAGAACGACGTGCGCGCGAATCTGCTGTCGGATATCGTCCAGCGTCACGGCTCATTCCCCCGTGCGGGGCGTCGGTTACTTTGCGTCCGACGCCTTGCCCCCACCACCAGTGATCGGCTTCGTGCGCGACGCTTCGATGTGGAAGCCGCCCTTCGACTTGGTCCAGTCGTCGCCGCCGCCTTCCGCTCGCTTGTCCTGGTTCGCCTGCGCGCCCTGCACCTTGGGGGGCAATGAGTCTGCGCCGGTGCCGTCCATCTTCATGCGAGGTAGTCCTTCTGCGGTCCGACCGGGCCGCGTCCTGTTGCTGCTTTCATCTTCGAGCGGAGCCCGCCCTTCAGCCCGCTCTTGATGGAGCCGGGGTTGAGCGGTGGCTTCGGCGTGCTCTTCAGCTTGCCGGGTTTCGGCACTGGGGGTCGCATTCTATCCTCCCACTACGATGACGCGGACCAGATCGTTCGCCGCGATATCTGCGCCTGCGATTTCGGTCAGGGGACCAGCAGCGCCTTTGTACGCGCGCATCGTCCTGTTGATCGCGTCCCATACGATCAGGAACGGCTTCAGCGTCCACGTCTGCGGCGTGCCGGTTGGCGCTGTTGCCCATGAGATGCCGATCAGACCGTAGATATTCTTCCAACCGATCTGCGGCAGGATCGTCGCGAGACTGACCCCCGTCGCCGTGTAATCGGCGGGGCTGACCCGGAGCCCGAGTACCTTGAACCCCATGCCCTTGATGAAGCGGTCTCCCTGTCGGAGTCCGCCCAAGTTCGGATCGGGTGAGAGGGAGATGGCGAGCTGTTCGGGACCGCCGACCTGCTCTTCCGGAGCTAGCGTCTCTTCCTTGGCTGCCTCTTCGTGCGCGTGCTTCACCATCACCGCACCTTCCCGGGCGGCGGGTTCCCGCGATAGCGTGTCTCGTCGCTCGGAACTGCAGGACCGCCGCGTGCTCCGTAGTTCCCTTGCTTCTCCTTGGTCGTCTTCGGGATATCGTCACACGTCCGCTGGACGGTGCGCGAGAGCGCCGTTTCGAGCGCGCTCTTCTTGTCGGTGACGGTTGCGCTCATGGTGTGTAATCCGAGACGCCCTTTAGGCGCCCGTGTGCGCCGGGTCCGGCAGTCCCCGGGAGTCCGCCTGCAGTGGACGGCGAGACGCCTGAGAAGTGGACTTCCAGACCCAGCTCCGTGATGAATTCGTCCTTGTTCGAATCGACGCCGTTCGGCTGCACGTTCTGCTTGAACTGAGTGTCGTCCAGAATGCGGAGCTTCAGGAACTGGACGTCCAGCGCGTAGCCATCTTTTCTCAGGACGGGGTCCATCGAAAGGAGTGGATGCTGCTTGAACAGGAGAGAGCCGAAGGGGGTCAGGTACCGGGTCAGCTTCAGCCCGTAGGTCTCGTCGGTGGGGACGGCTTCGATCATAAACTTGTTCTTCGCCATCCGGTTCCAAGCGTTCAGGAACGTGGAGCCGCAGAGCACCAGCTTTTCGCTCGCCCCGTAGCGGAAGACGTTCTCGCACCAGTTGTCCGCCGCCCGCTCGTTCAGCGTGCCGCCGAATGCGGTCCCGATATCCCAGTTGAGCGCTGGCGTGTTCGGATCGGTCGAAACGGTCGGCAGCCAGTTGAGCACGCCGCGTGTGGTCCGGAGCGGCTTCCCCTGCGACGTGCCGGTCAGATTCCCGGCGCCTCCGGGAATCGACGTTACCTCCATGCGCTCTCCGAGCAGGATCGCCCGCTCGATATCGAGGGAATGGAGCTGGAACGTCTGCCGCTGCTCTTCCGTGTACGGGCCGCTCGAGTCGTAGCGGGTCCGTGTGCGGAGCGCGGTCCGCGTGAATTCCATGGTGTTCCGGAATATCTGCGTGAAATTGTAGTGCCGGTAGGGCTGGTAGGTGACGGCATCCTTCGCGTCCGCGCCTTCCGGCGACCCGTTGCCGACGATCAGGATCGGATCGCCCGAGCCCGTCCCGTCGCCGAGTCCGCTGGACGCGCCGCCCGTCAATGCCGGGTTCGTCGCGATCTTGTGACCGTGGTCGCGGCGGACGGCGATCGAGCTGTTCGTGGTGCTGATCGAGATGACCAGAAGGTTCTCTTCTGTCGTCTCGTTCATCAGGATTTGACCCGGCGAGAAGATCGTCGGATCGTCCACCAGGATATACGCCGTCGCGTCGTCGGCTTGCCCCGCTGCGATCGTGTCGCCGATGGCGGGCGGGTCGGTCGTCTTCGCGCCGTTCACGTTCGCCCGCTGCAGCGGCATGCCCTTCTCGAACCAGCGGAATTCCGCGTCGTCGGTCCGCTCGTCCGGCAGCATGCTCAAGATCGCAGTGAGCGGCGTATCCCCGTTCGGGAAGATCAGGTTGATTCCTTGCCGCCAGTTCTTGGGTCGTTCGTCGTCCGAGAAATTCCCGGTGCCGAACATTCCGAGGATTGCCATTCAACCCCTCCGTCCTAGCGGCGTGCGAGCCGGTAGATCGATTTCTGCACAGCACTCATGGGCGCGGAGCGACGTCCGAGCCCGGTTCCCATCTCGGCGGCAGCGGGCCGGAACCGATCACGCGCGGACTGCATGGACGTGACGCGCCCGTTCTGGCGGCGCGGTTCCGGAACATCGATGTTGAACGCTTCGCGGAGCTCGGAGCGCGTCCGGCTGCCGATTTCGTGCAGCACCTGATCCGAGCTGTAGGAACGTCCCTGCCGCACCTCCGCCGCCACCTCTGCGGCGTGCTGGCGGACCAGACGCTGGTAGGGAAGCAGGTTCTGGTTCTGCTCCCAGAAGGCGCGCTTCATGTCGTCGCCTTCGCGATCGACCATGCTCTGCTGCTGCTGCGCGTGCATGTGCTGCGCGACCTGTTGCAGCACCGCCTGCTGGTGGTTCTGCGAGAGCTGAGAGCCGATCAGGATCGCGGACTGCAGGGCATTCGTCGCCATCTCGGCGCCGCGCTCGGGGTCCGCAATCATCTGGTTCCAGGTGTGCGGATCGACGCGGAAGAGGTTCATCGCCTCCCGGACGGGATCGGCTTGCGGTACCTCTTGTCCCTGGAACTGGCCGCGACGGAGGAATTCGAGCTCGCGCTCCATGCCTTCGCGGCGCGCGGACTCGGCGGCGAGACGTTCCCGCAAATCGGCGATCGGCTCGGGGATCGTCTGTCGCCCTTCGGGTTCCTCCGGTTCGTCGTCGCGCTCGTCCGGTCGCTCGAGCGGTGACGGAGGCGGAGCTTCCTGTTCGTCTTCCGGCATGCTCGGCGGACGCGGGCGTTCGACGTGCCCCATCATGTTGCCGAGACCCGTGCGGTAATCTTGGGCCATAGCGCGCGTGTAGCGCACGCTATAGTATTACGCAAGCATGATACAGAACCAGAAATCTGATTCTGCTATCGATCCCCGGCAGCTCTCGCTTGCGGCGCCTGCTGTACCGACACGCCCAGCGCTTCGAACGTGGCGATGACGCGGTCCACCTCGCTCGCCGCGCCGTGGCGCATGTAGAGCATGCGCTTCTCGGCTTTCGACATGGGCGGATGGTGAATGTAGAAGCGCTCGATCCGCTTCACCAGCGAGTCCCGATGGTCCCGGAGCACGTCCAGGACGATCGCAAGCGAGCCGTCCTGATGGAGCCGCTGAAAGACCCGCTTGGCGATATCGTCCGGGACTCTATGCGGAACTGTGACCAGTGTTCGACGTTTCACCATGGCGCAGTGTCTCGAAGAGACCGGGGGAGACGAAATGAATCCCGTACTTTCTCTGGTGCTCAAGCGCACGCTTCGCGACCTGGAGCTCGTCCTGCGAGATACGGTAGTAGCGTCCCTTCCCGTGCGGGACGTCCGGTGAGGGCTGAAGGCACCCGTTCTCGATCCACCACTGGATGCGGCGCCGGGTCACTCCGAGCAGGAACGCCGCCTCACCGACGCTGAGTAGCGGTCCGGTCATCCAGGCGCCCCGGGCTGCATCTGGCTCGCGCGGCCCGCGCCCGGTCCCTGTCCGACGGGGAACCCATCAGACCCCTGTGCCGGGGGCGGCGCCTGCGGTCCGCCGTTCGGGACGATGTTCCCCTGCTGCATCTGCTGCATGGCTTGCTGGTCCGGCATGATCGTCACGAAATCCTGCAGGTTTTTGATTCCGCTGATGCGGAGCAATTCGGTGAACACCTCCATCACGTTGATCGTCGCGTTCGGCGGCATGACGATCGAGGGGTTCTGCATGCACATCTGCAGAATCTCCCGCAGCGTGTTGACCCACATTGCCTTATCGGTCGGAATGCCCTGCTCGAGCATCGGGATTCGGAAATCCCCCTGCAGGAGCTCGGGTCCGATATGAACCATCGGGTCCGACAGCATTTTCCGATACACATCTAACGTCGGAACTTGCAGGCGTTGAGAGAGGAACATCTTCGTGTTCTCGAGCATCATCTCCGCCCATTCGGTCATGCCCTGCGAGGCGCAGACGAGCCCGATCAGCTTCATGCGTCCGGAGGCGAGCGACATTTGCGCCTGCACCTCCGTTGCCGCGCGCCGTCCGGTGTTACCGAGACCCTGCAGGAGCTTGTTCGCTCCGGTGATGGTCTCGATCAGATTCATCACCACGTCCGCATCCTGAAGGTGGCCTTGCGTGGTGTCCTGCACGGGCAATGGGAAAACCGCCTCTTTCGCGGCGCCCGTCGTGTAATGCTCCTTGTTGATCCGCCAGATTCCCGACGGGTTCGGATTCGTCCAGTCGATCGTCTCGATCAGCGACGGGTCCACGATGATCTCGTTGTTCAAGGTCTTCCGGACGGCCGCCATCCTGGCGTTGAAGAGCCAGGAGAGGTGGTACTGCAGACCCGAGATGGTCTCGACCATGGACGGCGTCGCCGGGGCGTGGACATCGTAGTTGATCTGGATACCGGCAAACGGGAAGCGGCGACCCGGGAGATTCGCCGCCTCCGCGCGAATGACACGCGCTCCATTCGCCAGCGTGAAGACCCACAGCGACGGCAGGTCATTCGTCCGCTGCGTAGGGAGCCCGAGCTGATTCGGCTTGCAGAACCACCACATCTCATGGAGCGAGACGTAGCCCTTGTCGTACTGGTCGATCTTCCCGCGCGTCCACTCATACGGCATGTTGACCGTCTCGCCGAGAGCAGACCGTCCGCCCGAGTAGGTCGTCACGTCCGGGTAGCCATAGCCCCCGGGCCGATACGGGATGAATTCGGTCCCCGCGTACATGCCTTCCGCCGCCTTGATTTCGATTTCCGTCGGCGAGCGGCGCATACGATGCGCGACGAATTCGCCGCGCTGGAAATCAGCGAGCGGGCGATGCGGGTCCGGGAAGAAATCGAAGGGCGAGACGTTCATCGCCTCGTTGCCTTCGTAGGAGACGACGTCCTGCTCGGAGACGTAGTCTTCCGACTGCCCAGTGCCGAAGATATCGGGGGCGAAGGTGCGAACGAGCTGGGGCCACTCGCGGATCGTCCAGACGTTCTTGATGACGCCCCAGTCGTAGCGCAGCGCATCGAACATCCACTGGATCAGGATCAGGAGTCCGCGTGGACGCATGCGGTCCATCTGGTACTCGAGCAGATGCTCATGGAGCATCGCCGCCTGCACGTAGTCACCGACCGGTTCGACCGGGAAGATCGGCTTCCGATCAGTAAAGACCGTGACTAGGAAGGCGAGGATCGATTGAATCTGCGCGTAGGTGTACGGGACGACGATCTTCTGGACGCCTTCGGTCAAGGCCCGTGCCGACGTCATCTTGTCTTCCTGGTCGGCGTAGCGGAATGAGCGGTAGAGCCGTTCCGACTCTCGCCAGCGGATATGCCGCTGCGAGAAGCGCTGTTCAGACGCACGGACACGGTTCCGGATGGCTGTCGAGAGCCGGTCACTCAGAGAGGACGACTCGCGGGACAGCTCGTCCACTACCTGTGGGTCCATCATATCTCGACTCGCTGTCCGTAGATGGGTCGCACGTAGGGGCGGTCCTGCGAGGCGGCGAGTGCGACGGGATGGAGAATGTCCGCGAGCGCATAGCGAAGCGCGTCAACCGCGTGGTCGTAGAGTCCATCCTTTTTCGGAGACTCTAAGCCATCGTTTGCGACGTGGAGGCGATAACCCCCGGTGAACGCTTCCCGAACCCAGGTACACTCGGCGTGGACGCGGAGTAGTGGGACTCCAAGGTGGGTCCGCGCGATCAGATCGCGTAACGCCTCTATGGTCGGCCATATCTTGAGCTTCCGGAATCGGGGCGTGATGTTCGACCGGCGAAGAATCTGCACGCAGGAAAAGCCAAGGTCATTCTTCTGTACGCCAGCCGCATCGCAATAATCCTGAGTAGGCAGATCACCGAACCGCTCCAGCGTCCGCTGCTTCACGCGGCGGGCGAACATCTCGATATCCTCATTCGTCCCTAGGAGCTCATCTAGGACGTGGACGTGTCCCGTCGGCAATACCTGCACCCAGACGACGCACGGATGGCGGTAGCCGAAATCCCAGCCCCGAATGACCGTGACGCCTTTTTCGGGTTGCAGCACCGTGACGTGCCGAGTCTCCGAGAATTCCGGAAAGACCGGTGTGCCGCTCGCAGTGAAGCCCCACTGCCCTTCGAGGAACCGGCGTCGCCGGTTCTCGGGCATGCGCTTCAGCTCTGCAATGTAGTCGTCATCGATATTGTTATGACCGACGATGCCGTCCACCAGATGATCGATCCGCTTGTGGCAAATCTCTTCGTCGCCTTCTGCCAGCTCGTCTTCGGCGCCGGGATGCCGCTTGTAGCAGCGGGACCAGTTATCGAGCGTCGCAAAGTGATGGACGCTCATATTCTGCTGCTTCTCGAGCACGAAGGCGCGATAGAGCCAGTGATCGCGGTTCGGCGGATTCGTCGCGTAGACCAGTCGGCGCGGCCCGATCTTTCCCGAGAGCCGCCCCTTCGAGAGCATTGTGTGGTCTTCCTGCGTGAATTCGTAGGCTTCGTCGCCGAAGACGGCATCGAAGGACTGGGAGCCGAGCTTCCGCCAGTCGTCCAGGCAGCGGGCAATGACCTGCGTGCCGCCCTTCAGGAACACCTCTTCGCGTCCCTCCGTCCGACGCGGCTCTCCCTCGATCAGCTCCGGAGGACACTCCGCCATGAAATCCCGCCAGGTCGTGTCGCGGAGCGCCGGATACGTCTTCCGGAAGATGGCGAAGCGAGCTCCCGGGTACTCGAGCCCGAGCAGGATCGCCTCCCAAATCATGGCGACGGATTTTCCCGCGCGCCATGCGCCCAAGAGCAGCCGGAATTTCGCCCCGTCGCCGTGGAAGGCGTTCTGGACGTCGGACGGCTGATAGGTATCGACGGAGGTCGCTGCAGGCACTATCGGTTCTTCTTCACCCGTTGCGGGAGTCCGCGTGTCTTCGTTCCGGCGAAATCACGGAGCTGCTTGGTCGTCATGGTCGAGCCGTCCATGCTGGCCTTGCCGCTCTTCGATTGTTTCGCCTGCGCGTATTTCATGCCCATGAGATGCTGCTGCGCCTTGCTAACCGATGGCATGGTCCTTCCTCCTGTTTTGCTTCACACGAGCCCTTTCCCCGCGAGCCATTGGGTCCGACACCCCTTCGTATCGAAGATGTAATCCGGCTTCGTTTCCTCCGTCATGGGCGCAGGCGGCGTCGGCGTCTGCGGATCGTTGTAAAGGAGCACGATGCGGACAATGTACCAGCCCACCATGTTCGTCTCCGTCTTGCCACACTGATCGCACTGATAGGTTATCATGCGTGCCTCACGCGAATTCGTAAACCGAGATGTTCGACGCATTGTAGCTACCCGTTCGGTAGGTCTGTGATGTGCTCGTCATCCGGACATAGACATCATATGTGTACGTCCCCGCTGGTGGCTTCTCGCAGATAGCACCTACAGCTACCGCGAACGCGTGGTTGAGCGAACCCGACGGGATTTCGTACTCGTAGATCCAATCGAAGACGGTCGTCCCGCTCCGCTGGACCTCGACGACGAGAAACTGCACGCCGGTCTGGCCTGGATAGAACCGCCCATCGAGGTTGACACAAATCAGGCACAAGCCTCCGGACGTGGTGAGCGAGACGGTCCCGAGTATCCGTACCAGGCTGGTCGAATTGATGTTGGACGCGGCGGCATACCGGAAACTGGTTCCGGCACTCGTCCGGTATGTCGCGCCGCCCGCGATCATCGGCAGAGTGACGCTGCTGTTGGCGAGCGTGCAATAGGTCTTGCCGTCGGCGCCGTTCACATAGAGCGGCGTCGTGTAGCCGCCCGTGTTCGGACCCTGGCGCCAGACTTCGAAGTGGTCCGTGTCGGCACTACACCGCGTGAACCACGATGGTTTCGCGGCGACATATCCAGCCCCTCCAGCGGCATTCGCCATCACCTGGATTACCGGAGCGCCATTGCTAATGTATTGGCTCAGTTGACAGCTATTCGGAAGATAGCAAGCAGCGCCGCTGAGTGTGAGGTTGCCCGCGGTGTCGAGCGTGAGTAGGCCAGTATAGGCGCCGCCTGCAGGCTGACGTCCCAGGTAGAACCCATCATTCACGCTATCCATCGACATCTGCCACGAAGGCTTTGTCGCATCGTCTTGCGTACCCACCACCGCGTCGCGGTTGGTGGAGAACACGAGATACGGTGCCGCCGTAGTGTTGTTCGTCTGCAGCCGCGCCTTCGCCGTGTTGGACCCAAGGAGGAATTGCCCGAGCCCGGCACCCGCCGCGCCACCGGGCACACTGAGAGTCTTGGTCGCATCCGTCGGTAGGAGCGTCCCGCCCGATGCGGTCCAGAGCGAGACCGCCGCGCTCCCGCTCACGATCCACGCCACGCCATCCCACTGATACGTGACACCGTTCGGCGCCGCGTACTGCTGGTTCAGCGTCGGATTGTTGGGGAAATCGAGTGCCGCCATCAGATCGGCATCACCGGTACCCATTGCTGCGAGGTACCGTCATCGTACCAGAGCATCATTCGCCCGGTATCGCTGCGCCACCAGAGCTGTCCGACAGTCGGAGCCGTCGGTGCCGTCGTTCCAATTGAGACGAGAGGACCAACCTTTCTCCAGGCTGTCCCGTCCGAGCTGTAGAGCGATTTATCCGTACTGTTCCAGTAAACATCGCCCGCCGCACCGACTGCCGGTGCGGTCGCATAGGGCGCCGCATTCGTGATGCCGTAATCCCGCATCAGCCAATCACCACGACGCGATACCCCGCGCCCAGATTCGGATTGTATCTGACCGTCACCGTGTTGACGGTCGCGGCGTCCCAATCGCACAGGACCGCCGTGTAGGGAGACGCCCCGTTGTAAACCGCCACCTGCACGTCCCTGGTATTGAGATTGTGCGTGATGGTTTCCGAGCCGGTCGTGCCGGTCAGTGCGGTGGCGTATTTCTTCGCCATCCCCGTGACGGCGGTATTGACATACGCCTGCGTCGCAATGACGGTCGTATCAACCGCCGTGCTGCCCGCACTCACGACGATGCCGGTGCCCGCGCCGACGGCAAACACATTGCCCGTGAGCGTGAGACCGTTACCCGCCTGATATGTCCCCTGACCGGCGAACTGGACCCACGTAAGCGCCGTCGTATCGGGCGTGATCGGCGCGTCCGTCGTCATGATCCAGGACGTGTTACCGTTCACTGTACCTTCGGAGATGAAACACGCAGCGCCGAGCAACGTCGATTCGCTATTCGCGTCAGTGGTCCGAGTCCACGCGCCCGATGCAGCGGCGTAAATGCCGTTCTGTGCCGGGGCGGTTTGATTCTTCAGCAGGACGCGGTCGTTCGCGGCGAGCACAACGCCGTCAATCGTCTGCAGTCCGGAGAGAGTCACATTCCCCGTCGAACCGGCGCGGACCGCATCTTTCCACGAGAGCCCGGCAATGGCGGAATCGACATAGCCCTTGGTCGATGCGTCGGTTGCGGCGGTCGGCGTGCCGAGGTTCGTGAGCTTAAAACCGCCCCAGGAGACATCGGCGGTCGGCGGAGCGAGCGCTGAGTGATTGATCGCAGCGTGGGCAGCGTTGTCGTGTGTCGGCGTCCCGTGGACGTGATCGGAGCGCGCGATGGTCGCCGCTACGCCGTCATTCTTCGCCTGCCCGAAAGTGGTCTGTGCGGTGATCACCCCGAAGGCGGGCATCCCGTGCTTATGATCCTCACGGGCAAAGTTGGTGCTGGTGCCGACGACGGGCGCATCACCAATGGCTTGCGTCGTAACGGTGGCGGCGGGGATGGCTCCCGCAGCGGCTTTCGCCGCGATCCACTGCGTCCCGTCGTACCAGTAAAGCGTGTTCGCCGTCGTGTCGAAGTACAACTGGCCCTTGACGGGGCTCGCAGGCGCGGAGCCCAAGTTTTGGACTACGCCGTTCCGCAACTCATTTTTTACCAGATCGAGCGGCCCGTAGACGGTCGGCGGCATCGGCTTAACTCAGATAGGCTTCGCCGCCGACGGCAGCGGAGAAGGTCAATTGCACATGGGTCGCATCGGTGTAGTTGATGTCACCGGGCGTGATTTCTCGCCCCGTCGAATCGACCGCTGTCACGTTCGGACGGAACGCGAGATTGTGTGGAATCGTCCAGGTCGTTGCCGCCGACGCTTGAATGTGTCGATACGCCACGGTTCCCGGATCGCCCGGTGGTCCCTGCGGTCCCGGTGGTCCTGTATCGCCTTTCGCGGTCGGCACTGCCGGGACGAATTGCTTCGAATTGCCATCGTCGTAGTAGATAAAGAGCTCACCGTCCGGATCATTGCGCCACCAGAGAAGCCCCTGGACAGGTCCGTTCGGGGGACTCGGACCGACATTGACCTGCGCCCCGCCGATGATCGTCTTCCACGCGATGCTCGGACCCGCCTGGACCACCAGCGCTTGCCCGATGTTGCCCGTGGTCGGAATCGGAGAGAGCCAGCAATCGGGGGCACAGAGCGCACGGGTCACGTTCCCGTTCGCGATCTTGGCGGTCGTGACAGCAGCGCTAATCAGCTCGTTCGTGCCGATCGAATTCGCCGCCATCTGCTGTTCGGTAATCGTCCGGTCCGAGATATCCGCCGCCTGAATCGTCCCGTCGGAGATGTTCCCGCTGGAGACGGAATTGAGCGCAAGCTGCTGATTCGTGACGGCACCGTCGGCGAGCTTCGCTGTCGTGACGCTCTTGTCCGCCAGAATGGACGTGGTGACGGAGAGCGGCGCGAGTTGCGGCGTGCCGACGGCGCCGCTCGAGATATCGATGGCTTGAATGGTGCCATCCAGAATCTGCGTCGTGGTGACGCAGCCCGGAGCGAGGTCGGCGGTCTGAATCGAGCCGTCCAGAATCGCGGCACTGGTGACGGCACCGTTGGCGATGATCGAGCTCGTAACGGCGCCCGGAGCGAGCTTTGGGGTCGTCACCGCGCCATCGGCAAGGAGTGGGGTCGTGATCGAGAGCGGGGCGATATCGACGGTCTGGATCGTGCCGTCTACGATCTTGGCGGAGGTGACGGAGCTATCAGCGAGCTTCGCCGTGGTGATGCTACCATCGGCGACTGCTGCTGTGGTGCCGCTCGTAATGAGCTGCCAGCTCGCCCCGATCGACCCCATGAGGGTCGTTGCGGTGACGGTGGCTGCAAGGGTCAGGAGATAGAAGCCATTGGTCCCGTCGGCGTATTCCGCAATGGCGATTCCTTCGTCGTCGGAGAGCTTCATCGCCATCCAGTCCACGATGTTCGCGCTGTTGGCGACGCTGCCCCAGACGGGCGGCACTTGAGAGACGTTCCCGATCTTCGGGACGGCGTAGGGACGATGGGCAAGGAGCGCCCACCAGTCTCCGACGGTCAGGAGCTTCAGCGGCAGGATCGGGTCGCGGGTCCACTGTTCCCATACCGGCTCAACGGCAGTCGTCACTAGCGCACCTCTACGGTGGTGACGTCTTTCGGCTTCCCGTTCCCGGGCCGCGCGACCAGATTGTTCACGATGACCTGCGTCGGCTTCGCCTCGCCGGACGGCGCCTTCTGCGTCGAGAGGATATGGTTGAAGGCGAGCGAGAACATCTGGATCGCGACCTTGTCCTCCTTAGATAGGAGGAGCTTCTCGAAGCGGCGCAGTGACCGGGGCTTCAGCAGAATCTCGCCGAGAGCTCGCGCGTTCAGATCGCGGGCATCTTCTAATGATATAGGCTTCGTACCCGCGACGGCGGAGGGCTTCTCGAGGAGCTTCTCCTGGCGACGGCGCTCGTGCATCGCCAGAATGCGCTCTCGGGCGGCACGACGGATCGCCATCTCACGCGCGGAGAGCCCGTGCATGTTCGCGATCGGCAATGGCTTCTGCGGCGTCTCGTCGTCCGCCATTGCGGGCGCCCCGTAGCACGCAAAATAGAATCGCGAAACCCAGTTCTCGGGTTATGCCGTAGCGTCAAATTCCCTTAGACGACACTCGAGCGACACTTTATCGAATGGAATTTTCGCTGATCGCGAAGATTCGCGTACTACGACCCATTGAATCGTTTCGGTTTGCATGCCAAGGCGCAGCCTTGGCATGGCTAATGGTGCTCCGCCGCCACAGGTCGTGATTCCTGGCGCGGGCTGGGTCGATGTTGCGTCGCGAGTCATTGTTCAGGTCGGCTTTCCCGTCGTTGTCGCCGGGGTCTTGCTGTGGTTCGTGCTCGGAAAGTTCCAGGACACGATGATAACCATCGTGAACCGCATGGCGGCGAACACGGACGCGGCTACGAAGCTCGTCGCGGCGGAGCAACAGACCGTCGCGGAGCTGCAGGCACAGACCGTCGAACTGAAGGCGCAGACCGTTGCGATCAACCAGCTCGTGGAGCTCAAACGGCGCGACTTGGAGCGCCACTAGATGCCGACCGCCGCCCCCGCGCAGCCGATACCTGTATCTAATGATACGGGAACGATCCCGGTCAGCACGCTCTCTGCAGCGGGCAGCCTGGATGACCGGCTCTCGAGAGTAGAGACCCGGCTCGAATTCCTCCACAGCTACACGGCGTATCCCTTGACGATGGAGCCAGGTCCGACGCTGTCCAGCTTCACGAATATCATACTCGGCGGCATCACGGTTCCCTACTCCAGCCTACGTCCGATCCTGCAGCTCCCCGATGATCGCTGGGATGCGTGGGCTTCCGGCTGGCTCATAAACGCGAGCGGGCAAGCACTGCTCTCCATCTACTATCAGAAGAACGATGCCAGCACCGTCGTCATGGGATCGACGTCATTCGCCGCGTCGGCGACCTACCGGAAGGTGATGATTGGCCCGTATCCGGTCCGGGGCACCTACGCGGCGACGAAGGGAGCCCCACAGAACGAGGCGATTCTCTCGTTCGGGCTGATGGGGAACGTCAGTGCCGGGACGGCGACCTTGCCCCGCTGGACGCTCTGGATTCGCCAGAGCCCACGACGGAGCGCCTAAACGATGGGCTGGCGGATCGCGGAAGCACTCGGGGGGTCGCCGAAGACGGGCCTACTCGGCGAAATCAACGCCCGGTCGCCGCAACGCTCCCGGGCAAGCGACGGGGGCATCGGGGACCAGCGGCACTCGAGGGGAGTCTCCGATCACAATCCGTGCAAGTGCTGTTCCGTCGTCTGTGCGCGCGATTTCACTCACGATCCGCCCCAGTTCGACAGCTACGCCTTCGCGGAGTGGCTGCGGCAACGAGTCCTGGCTGGGAAAGAGCCGCGTGTCCGCTACGTGATTTCGAACGGACGCATCTATTCCGGGATGGGGCAGTCGCATGCGGCAGGCGAGTGGCGCCCGTACAACGGGAAGAATCCGCACAGGCACCACGTCCATGTGTCCGTCCGTCATGGAGCGGAGCTCTACGACTCGACGGCACCGTGGGGCTGGCATCCAAAGGAGGGAGAGAGCGCATGAGTCCAGGACACATCTTCGACGTGGTCGCGATCGTCTGCTTCGCCATCGCGGCGATGCCGCTGGTCAGTCCGCCGGTCAATCTAACCGCGCTTGGGCTCGTCTTCTTCGTGCTCGGGCATCTCTTCCCCTAGGAGGTAAATGATGGGACGGGCACGCGGTAAAAGAGGCTCGGGACGGGGCGGGTCCACGACGCCGGGAGCGGCGATTCCCGGGGGAGCGGCGAAGGCGCCAGCACCGCCTTCGAAGCCGCCAGTGGCACCATCCAGCATGCCGACTGCACCGGACACGGAACCATCGATGGAAGCGCGGGCGATGCGGCCCTCAAAGGCGATTCCGCCCGCACCGGAAGAGAATCCCGATGCGCCTCCGGTGCCCCCTATGCTGCGGAAGAAAGGATACTAATGATGGCTCGAGCTCGGAACTGGATGAAGGAAGCGGTCTCGCGGCCCGGCGCCTTCAAGGCGAAGGCACAGGCTGCCGGGAAAGGGGTGCAGGAGTACGCGCGGCAGGTCACAAAGGAAGGATCGCAAGCGAGCACCCGGACGAAACGCCAGGCGAATCTCGCAAAGACGTTTGCCAAGTATCGTCCGTAGTTTCTCTTAACTTGACTGCTGGCCGCGTAAACTTTATGAGGCAGCGCAGAGGGGACTACCACCGCTCCCCCTCCCCCCACCACGCGGGAGCCGCCACGTCCGGGACACGGTGATACCGTTGACGTGGCGGCGACCGACCCCCGTAGCGCGCCACGCGCTCCATCGGAAGCAGCATCTGCGCGCACTCGAGGAAGGATTGGGCTTGCGTGACGTCCAGTCGCCGCCGCGTGAGCCCGTCACAAACCCGCCACGGAAGCGTCAAAGGACTAGCGAGAATCAGAAATCTGGTTTATAGCCGCACCGCGTCTCCAACCAAAGGGGGAGAAAAGGGGGGAGCGAATGGCAAAGGTGCCTCTGGTGCGGCCCCGGTTCGTCCTCGAGGACAAGCCGAAGCTTGGTTGGCGCTCCGTCTTTCTGGTGAACCCACTCGGACAGCTCCTGCACAGCGAGCCGGTCTGTGCCTACCCGGTCGAAGAGCACGACTGGTTCGGCAAATGGATCGTGGAACAGAAAGTCCCGATCGAGCTCCCGGACGTTGCATCACCGAAGCAAGAAAACGGCAGCAAGAAGTAAGCTAGCTAGCGACCCGGCTGGTCGCTCATACGGGGGAGGCATGAGCACGTGGACCCATCAGCTCTGCAAGCACTGCTACGAGACACGCCAGCCGGGTCGCACCCCACATCGCGTGACCGGCGCTCCCGAGACCCGCTGCTGCGCCTGCGGGCTCGGCGCCGCCTACATCCCGTATCGCGACAGCCCGAAAGAGTATAAATACTGCCAGTTCATCCATCCGGAAGGAGCGGACGACGATGCCGCTTAGTGAGAAAGACCCCCACTTTGCGCTCGGAATGGAGCATGGGCACGGAGGCGTCCCACGCTACGAATTCGAGGACACGGAGAACCAGCGGCGCTACCTGATGGGCTACGAGCGCGGGCAGATGGAGCGCCGCTTCGTCTCCCGTGACGCCGCAAAGGAATCCGTCGCGGCCTTTCAGAAGCTCGCCGAACGGATGACGAATCAACGCCACTGGGACCAGTCGGTGTGGACGAATCGGATCGTCTTCCCGAAGCCGTGACGATGAACTGGTTGATCGGGCTTGCGACCGGCTGGTGCCTCCGCATGCTCTGGGAACGCTATCGCCACTACCGCTATCGACCGTGATCCCGGATTTCACCGCACTGTTCGCCTTCTGCGACCTGCACGTTAGCCGCTGGCACATGCGGCGCCAGTCCGACATGAACCGCTTCCGGGTCTCCGACCTGATGCCGCCGATGTACTACGACAAGGAAGGCTTCCCGATTCCGGCGAGTGGCGATGGCGACCAGTATTCCGCGACGCTCGCCTGGGCGAAGATGCGTGAGGCAGAAGACGTTCATGTCGCACAGGACGATCTGCCAGACGGGAGCTGGCTCTCCACCGTCTGGATCGGACTCGATCACGCCATGGGATTCGGACCACCACTCCTGTACGAGACCATGCGGTTCCCGAAAGATAGCGAAGTAGTCCGTTTCATCGGCCCGGATGGCACGCCGCATGAGCTCGAAGGCTTCGCGGAGATGGAATTCCCCGATATCTTCGGCGAGCCCGGGGAGACCACGACGCAGCTCCGCTACACGACCAAGGAAGAAGCCCTTGCCGCCCACCATGAGATCGTGCGGCGGATTCGCATCCGGGAGGGCCACTAGGATGCCGAACCACCATCCGACGGAGCTCGCCAATATCGTTCAAGCCGAGAACGCCGCACTCCGCTCCGCACTCCAGCAGCTCGTAGACGCCGCGTCCGCCTTCTTAACCGTCTGCGACACCGAATTCGACCTGGACAATCCCATGGTCGCCGATGCACAGCGCACCGCAGACCAGCTCGAGGATATCCTCATGGCATGCCGCCACGTCCTCGAGCCCCAGCCGGGAGTGAAGCCATGATCCGTTCCCACGATCAGGAAGAACAAGACCTGCACGACATTTGGCGATTGACCGCACACGTCGTCACAGCCGAACGCGAACGCGACGAAGCGCGGGCGCTGGCGCGGCAGTTGAGAAGATTTGCACCCGGGGGGAGACCCGCCAGGCGATGAGGATTTCGCAGCCATTGCCGCCTTCGACGCCGCGCCGTGGAGCACGCCATGACCGAGCCCACCGAACCCGTCCACGTCCGCCTCTTCCTCCACTGCCGCCAGTGCGGCCTCGAGCTCCCCGCAGACGAATCCATCGAATCCTTCGCCCGCCTCTCCGCTGGTCTCACCTCCGACGGTCAGATCGCCATCCTCTGCGTCCGCCATCGGCTCGCGGTCGGCAGCTTTCGCCTCCACCCCGATATCGCCCGCCATCTCGACGCACTCGCCTGTGAAAAGGAGCACTGAATGACCTGTCCGGTCTGCGGTGCCCAGTGTGTGTGCCGCAACGCCAGCGAGATGTGTTGCTCCTGCCACCACCACAAAGCGCGCAGCCCACTCGCCCGCTTATGGCGTGAGGTAGCGCATGCCGTTGCCGCCCGGGACGCGAAGGAGAAACAAGCCGATGAACACGCCAGCGAATCGCGAGCAGTACGTTGAGGCACTGCAGCACATCAAAGCCGCCCGTGACCTGCTCGGCTGGTTCGTCGTCTTCGCCGCCGACGCAGACAAGAACCTCAAGTGGATCGTCTTAAGTCCCGAAACCACGGTGATGCACTCGCCGCCCGGAGGCTGGCAATGAACTGGTATTGGTCGCTCATCTTCCCCATCTTCCAATGGGGCGTCGTCCTCCCCGTCCAGGGCTACCTCGTCTACCGCACCTGGCGGAACTGGCGTCAATCCGAGCGCGACCGCGACGAAGCCTACGAAAACCTGGTCAAAGCCCGCTCACTCGTCTGGCAATTCCGCGACTGGGCTACTCTCCACGGCTTCGAGCTTCCCTTCGACGACGACGATCCCGGACCGACCGTGCAGTAAAAAGGACCACGACACCATGATCGATCCCGAGCAATTCCTCGAAGAGCTCCAACGTCTCGGCCCAGAAATCGCCAAGAACGCCACCTTCTCCGTCTACGACCGCATCTTCATCAACTTTGCCTGTATGGTCTGCTGGTGGCTCGCCAAACATGAACCCGAACAGCTTGGACACGCCATCGGTCAACTGAACGCACAGCTCGACTCGATCGGCAAGACTCTCCAGTAACGCTAGGGGCGGGCACGGGCTGATCCCCCGCGTGGCGCAGTGGTTCAAGTCCCTTCCGCTGCGTCCTGCCCGCCCCGGTTTCCCCCTCGACTCCTTCCCCCTCCGGGTGTAAGGCCAGCCCCGGTCGCCTTCTCTCTCTCGGGTCGGCGTGCCTAGCGATCGCGGCGCCTGTTTCGGTGGTCTGCGATGGGAAACAGGCGAAAGGCCCCCGGATCGGCAGCCGGGGCAGGCGCCGTGGTCACATCCGACCCCCCCGTACAATTCTGTTCCCCGGGAAACCGCCCAGACGCCCGTTTTTCCCTACTTTCGCCCTTTCGCGGCCCGCGATCGTAGGAAATAGCCCGAAATAGCCCCAAATTCGCCCCTTTAGCCCACTTTCGACGCTGCGGGACACGGAAAGTGACCTGATCCGCTCTAAGAACAGCAGAATCAGGCTCCGAACGACCAGAATCGACGGTTCAACCCTCGATTCCCGTCTCAAAACAGCACAATAGACCCCCTCTACCTTCCTAGCACCCCCTATAGGAGGTGAAATTGTCTGGACGTGTAGGGCTTGGGGCTAGGGCTGCCCCTTGGGTCGATCGCCCCGGGGCTTTGCCTTAGCATCCGCTCGAGCCTGAGCCTGAGCATATGCCTAGAAGGTAGGCAAGTGCTCGAGCATATGCCCTAGACTAGCAGGGGGCTGGGGTAGGCAGTGCCGGAAACCCTGATTTCCCCCCCTGCATACTCTATATGGCAGTGCCTTGCTCCTATGCCTTGGCACGATACTTGTCAGCGTCTATAGAGCCGCCCGTCTCTGAGAGTATACCTCTGAATGGGTCTCCGGAGCGCTAGGAGCCTGGTAGAGGCGAGCTTAGGGGCGGGGGCATAGGGCCGATGCAGGCATACGCGGCGCGTGCCTGCAATCGGCTCTAATGCATTAAGGGGTCTCCGGACTCGAGCTCGAGGGTACCGGTACGGGTGCTCTAGCTGTTCTTGAGCCTATCCGCGTCCCGTAGGTGCCTACTTTGGTTGGCAGTGAAATAGCCGGGAGGGAGGTAGGAACGGTTATCGGTTTGTGGGCGGACGGGAGTCTTAAGAGCCGTCCTACGGTTCTCTGGAGGCTCGAGGTGGCGTGACACAAACACGCCTTGCCAATCGTAGTACGGGTGTAGTATGAA